ATCATCATAACGATCAGTAGCTATATAGAAACACCTATTGTCTTGAGTAATAACAAATAAGAAACCTTCCATCTCCCAAGTGTTAGTTACAGCAGTATCACCTGTCTCAGTGATTCTCTTATTATATTTAGTACCATCTCTTTTAACGAGGATACCTTCTTTGTTTGTTATTAAGTTATTAGCTTCTGCTAACTGGGTAGGCTTTGCATCTTCAACAAAGTCAGTGATACCACCAACTAAGTTATTTAATTTTTTCTCTTGCCATTTTCTCATAGTAGAGTCCTTTAATACTTAGCTGGTGGTCTTGATAGTTCAGGAGAGTGGTATTAGTCACTAAACTTCAAGAAGTGGTAAGGCGATTGAGTGGATCACAAATGCATCAAATACATGTGTGTAAACAAATTGCCCTTGAAGCATAATGTCTGTGATGTAGTAGTAGTCACCATCAGCCACGTTTCTGTCTACGTAGTATTTAAGTCCATCTGGAGACTCAACAACTTCAAAGTAAGATTTAGGAGATGATTTAAACTCAAGGTGAGCTGTGTTAATCGCCATTACTTTGTCGTCGTCACAGTCAGCAAGACCAACAACTTCTAGCTTTTGACCCATCCAAGTTACAGAGATACTTGAGTATCCTGAGTAGTCCATTGCAGTACCAACATTTTTGAAAGCACCAGACTCATCTTGTAGAGCGTTACAAATGTGAGCGTAAGTATTGTAAGAACAAACTAGAGTATTAACTTTAGCTTTAAGTCTCTTAGCTTTAGCCATTGCACCAAAGATCTTCTTAAGTAATGCTTTACCATCACCAGTTCCAGCAGTACCATCAATGCTTGATCCGTCAACTAGGATTGACTGAAGACATGGGTGATCAGCTTTATTAAGTCCGAATAGTGTATCAGAACCACCTAGTCCACCAGCAGCAGGTAGTAAGTGATCTACTAGAGAGAAGAACTCATTATTAGAACCACCCGGAAGCGCAGAGTTTTCAGTCATGTAAACACCAGCTTTAGCGTCAATGCCAGTACAATTAACAACAGCACCAGTTAGGTCCATGTTAGGTCTAAGCTCGATTTTACCTGTGTTCTTGTCAATCTTAGAGATGTAACCTGAAACTTGGTCACTACCATCATCTAGCTGTACTTTGAATCCAATACCAATACGGTCAGTATTCTTAACCTTGATACCAGTAGCGTCACCAACATCAATAGTCTTAGTTAAAGTACCGTCACCGAATAGAGCAAGTGAGAATGTCTGCTCCATAACTTCTGTAAGATCCTTGATTGAATCAGGAAGTAGGTTGAAAAGGTTTTCTTCATTAACCTGACCATGCATGATGATGTCTTGTCTTTTAAATCTAAGAGCACCAGACCACTTAGCAGGCTCAAGGATAGTACCTTCAACATAAGTAGTTCCGTTGATCTCGCCTTCAGCAGCAAGTCCACCTTTAACTACAGTAGATGCTTTACTTTTCTTAAACTGAATCCTAGCTGGTCCTTGTAACCAATCCTTAGTTACTTTACATTTCTGCATAAACCAGTTAAGCATTGCAAATTCTTCTTCAACCATTCCCGTATGGAAATGTTCTTTCAAAAACTCGTTGTAGTTATCTACAGGAGTATTGTCATAAGTATATGTTTTAGTTGCCATTATCTTATCTCCAAATTAAATGTTATTTTCTCGATAGTTGTAATGCACGTTGCTCTGCCATCTTTTGCCCATGAGCTTTCATTTCTGCGAAGTTCTTGAACCTTGGCTTAACAGGTGCCGTCCCTTGAGTACCACTGCCTAAATGCGGAGGCGCTTCTGGAACATTGTTTTGAACTGGTGGAGTAGCTTGAGGTGCAGTAGCGGGTGCTGGCGTTGCGGGTGCTTGCTGTGTCAAATTACCAAACCTTTTCATAGTGTATTGAGCTGCTTCATCAACGGTAGCCATACGGCCTAGTTGAGTAGTTAACTCTCTACCGGACTTAGCTACTTCAGTCTCGAAGAAGTTTTGCCCTAATGTATTATTGATTTGATCTCTTACACCTGAATACTGGCCTGTCATTGCAGATTGGAAATCGTTTTGCAGGTTGACTTGGCTTAGTCTTTGAACCTGTTGTTCTAGTTGCTGAACTCTATTAGTGCTTTGATACGCTTGCTGGCTTTGCTCGTATGCTCGTCTATTTTGTTCGGCTAACTTTGGGTCATCTTGTTCATCAATAATAGTAGCAGCAGCTTTTAGTATTGAATTTTCATCGAGGCCCATAGTCCTAGCGTATGTTCTAAAATCAGACTTAGCTAGATTGGCAAGGCGTGCTTTCTCTGCTTTATCTGCTTCGATAACATTATACATTTGTTGTGCGTTGTTTTGCAAATGCTCATAATTACTTTGCAATTCTTTTGATTTGTCTTTGTGTCTATCCAAACCATCTGATCTTTGGTAAAGCTCTCTAAGCTNNTCCTCAACCTCTTTACTCTTTATTACACCAGCTAATGACTCATCAAACGTTCTCTCTTCATCAAGATACTTGTAAGTTAAGTTAGGCGTATAAGCCTCTGGTGTAGCTACTGGTGCCGGCTCTGGGTCTGGTGTATTAGACTCAGCAATAGCCTTTTGAAAGTGAGCGTCAATAGCACTCGTAGGTTCTACTGGTGTATCAACAACTACTGGAGCTGCTTCTACTGGTTGATCTTCTACCTTTGGTTCAATGTGACTTGGATTGTTTTCCATTATGTAATCTCCACGGCCGAAATTAAACGCACACTGATTGGCCTATCAATGCACGATGTAACACGTAATAATGGAGTGGTATCTTACATTCCAAACTGAGGTATTTGAGGCCCCATTGGAATATTGTTTAGCTTGAGGTTGTGGCATCATACCTTGTGGTCCTTGTGGTGGCATACCCTGACCATCTTGTAACTGTGCCTGCTGAGAGAGTGGTATTACTGATAGTCTATCCTGAGAAGACTTTTGTTTAGCAAGTTCATCTACCAACCAGTATAACGATTCTACAGGAAGTTTCAATCTCTCAGATTTTCCATCCTTACCAGCACCGTACATTTGAACTGGCACAACGAATCCACCAGTAGGTATATGACCATCCTTTGCTCTCTGTGCTTTCTCTTGTTGCTGCTTTGAATATCTGCCTACTCTGCTGCAGCCTAGCTTCATACATCTGCTGAATCTGAGGTGGTAGTATCTTGAATGATGCTTCCTTCTTACGCCCTACTAGCTTGTTGATTATGTACTCATGTGGCTCCTCTGGATCAACTGGATCAAACTGACCACGATCTAAGGATAGAATAATGTTCTGAGACATCCTTAAGTCCTTAGTAAACTCTGATGTNAATGCCTCTGAATCAAGCCAAGGCATCCTCTGAATAACTAAACCTAGCTGCTCATCGTTTAGCTTACCACCTGCATACTGAAGCAACTGAGTAGCCTGTAATGATCTACCAAGCGCAGTATCTACGTCTGAGTTACTATCAATAATCTTAATCTGATGAGACATAGGATCAGTGTTTTTAAACTCTGAGATATTAACTACTTCATTCTTACCAATCATAGGTATCAATGTTTCTTCATCTAAATAAGCTCGAGCATACTTCAACATAGCGCCATATATATCTCTAACAAACTTCTGGAATCTAATACCGTTCTCTTTAAACTTAGCTTTCTGTTTCATTGACGATGTAAGCATAGCCATAACATCACCTTGGAAGTTTTCTTCCTCTTCAAACATCTTAAGGTTAGCTAAAGAATATAGATCTTGTGTCTCATCCTTAATCTTCTGTAGATATTGCTCACCATTCTTACCATCTATTACTTCTGGCTTGGCTCCTTGGTAGTATACAGTACGCATACCATTACCAAAAGACTCTTGAGTTAGCTTAGTACCTAGTTGTGTAAGGAGTAGAGAGTATCCTAATGTAACTGATTCTTTAACAGCCTGAGTAGCAATTCTGTTTATCTCTAGCTGCGTTTGCTTCAAGTCCTTGATTAGACCGAATCCTCGAGCAGACGTATCAGCATCCTTCCAGTTATATTGGAATAGTGGGAAACAAAGTAAATCGCCTTGCTCTAAAATCCCCTGGTCCATCCAGAAAAAGAACTGTCCTTTCGGGTACATAGGGCATGGTCTTACGTAAGTTTGGTGAATCATCACATGGTTGTCTTCTATAGCGTATGACCCATTAAGCCCATTGAATACTTTGTAAGTATTGTCAGTAGAGTTTTTAATCATAGATAGTTTTCTAGGATCATCTTTGTACTTAGCTTCTAGCTTATCTTTCCAGTGCAGCTTATCTACTGTTGCATACTTAGCATGTTCAAATGAATCAGCCTCTGGGTCTACATGCACATTAAAACCATATTCCTTAGAGCATACTACACGTCCGGAAAAAACTGCTCTATGCGAATCAGGGATTGGAATACCAAACACAGGGTCTACCTCAGTCTCATAACCAAGGAACTCACCAGCATCAGGCTCAAAGCTAATTAGGGCGTAAGTCTCACCAGTAGTACAGGCATCCTTTACAAATTGTAGGAGCTTCTTCTGCATGGCATTATCTTCTTTTAAGAACTCTAATACTGAGTTATTTAATTCAGAAGATTTAATATCCCCTAGTTCACAAGAGGAACGTGGAGCTACAGCAGCATCAGGAGCAAACTTCATTACTGAGTTAGTAGCCCTATCAACTATGTTACCTAAGTGATTCTTTGTTATTTGTATAGCGTCAAGACCTTGAGCTGCCACCTTACCACTTTGCTGTATTGTATCCAACATAGCGTTCCAGTGTAGACCGTTTCTCAACCTAATGGACACTCTCATATCTGCTTGATGAGATGATGCTCCACCTTGACTAGTTCTATATGTACTTTGTAAGTCTGCAATATCCTTAAACATCTAAGCTATCCTCAAATAATTTGGCGTTGTTTACTTCAGCGTGAAAGGATTGGAAGCCTGCATCTATTTTCTCAGCAATGTCAGACTCAATATCTTCACTTGGTTCTGGCACTACATCACTTGGCTTATATGGTGTAGGGAGGATCACTGGCATAGGCTCAGTCTGGCTTTCACCGAACTTAATCTCAATGTCCTTCATTTTGAACTGGCGTACCTCATATAGGTTACACGTTTTTATAATATCACAAATTTCTTTTCCCGTTAACTTTTCCATATTATCTCCCATGTAGTTGCATTACATCTTGTAACAGCGGATCATTAGTTTTGTTCTGAGGAAACAGTGAACCCTCATAGAACATCTCTCTCCTAGACTTCTTAACTTTCTTTTCCTCTAATGGTTCCTGTAATTTCTCTTTAATATCAGGGTCTTGCTTAGTTAGGATCATCATAGGTACATCAGTAAAAGCATATCTAAGCGCATCACTAAGGTCATCATTGTCCACATTCTTATTGTCTGCTAAGTTCTGCAACTCAAACGCTAGATCATCATTATCACCTACTCCTTCGTAGATTTTAAGCTGTCCATACTTGAGAAGAGAATCAACAAGACCAATACCATCATGGGATTTATTGGCATTACGGAAAGGTAGGCCCTTACGTTCTGCAATAGTACCCAAATCCTTAGCTGAGTAATCATAGTGTATTCCTGTAGGGGTTATCCCTTGAGACATCTCTATATATTTCTCAATAACATCACCCTGTGTAGTTGATCTATCTTGGTATCCTTTCCATGATTTATATACTCGAGCTTTTGTCCAGCATGGTGATACCCCAATAAAAACAATAGTGCTTGGGTGGTTATTAGGACCGCCACTACCAAAATCAATTCCAACATACGTCATCCAATTTGCAGGTAATGGGTGTGCTGGTACAACATTTACAGATTTATTGAATGAAGGGAACCTCAACCCATCTGTACGTACAAACTTACCGTATACCCTCTTTAATATTTCACCTTCGCTTGAGCAGCCATCCTTGACCCTCTCAATGTCCTCTTCTGTTATATGACTCTTACTACCATCAGCGTATTTCAAGCAATCATACATACTAATCTGCTTCTTAAAGGCATTAACAAACCTCTCACGGTCTGTACCCACCATCTCGATAGCTTCAGCCCAGAACATTTGACCTAGGGTGGCAGTAAATACTAGATTAAAGATACCTTTGGTTGCACGCAGACGCATTTTTAACTCATCATAGTGTGTCTTAGGCATCTCCTCATCACCTGTAACCATATCCAACGTGGATCCCTGTAAGTTTTTGGGCCTCATCTCATAGGAAAGGAACATCAATGTAACGCCAGAGTTAAAATAGATACGATCTGGGTATCCTTCCTTGTCATACTCTACCTTCCATCCCCATTTAGGGTGTGTTCTCATCTCTCCTTTAGGTAAGTAATCAACCCACTTCTGCTCAAACTCCGTACGGCACATCTTCTTGTTAGGGTAGAAGTACCAGAACAGCTTAGGCTTTCTCTCAGGGAAGTATTTAGCCCACATTTCTTGACATGTAGCTAGTATTATATTCTTTAGTATAGCTCCGGTAGATTTCCCAATCTGATTTGCCGCAGTCATTAAACACATTCTGGCTAAACTAAATATAAATGATTTTTGCCAAGGAAATCTTTTATGAGCGTTAACTGCATTGTTATCGTCTTTAGGAAGGAACTGTAATAATCCCTCTAATACTTTCTTTCTAACTATTAACGCTTCTCTACGCTGTGCTTCTGTAGTTACTTTCATTCAATAAGCTCCGCATCAAACATACCCTCAGCTTCTTTCTTCTCAGGTATCTCTAATAATCTAGGATCATCTATGTCACCAGCTAGCTCTAGGGCCTTATCCTTAGTCTCATTGATATTGTGCTGCTGTATTTGTTGACGCTGTATAGCTTGGCCCTTAGCCCTATCAGTAGTCCATTGAACCATTCTGAATAGCCTATCAACCTTCTGAAGATCATAGTCAGTCTCACCAGTATCAGGATCCTTCTTCATTACACTCATTTTGTGTATGATCTCTTTGACCCTATTGAAGCCAATCTCAGCTGTTAGGTCTACTGTATCGTCATAGTTTTGTATTGGTCGAGTAATGAAAGCTACCTTGGAGAACTTGCGGCATAACCTATAGAACTGAGTGTCACCAAGAACTCCATTGTATACGTTAGTCATATACATTTGCTTAGGCTTTCCGTTCTCTACCTTGCTTCTAAACTCAGCCCAAAAGTTTTTTCTTAAATGCCATAGGTTTTCATTAGGCTTAGCCTGTTCAATAAGTTCTTCTTCAGTGCAGTCCTTAAGGCTCTCAGGCATTTCATCTAACATGGTGCCTATTGCTTCTGGTAATATACTCGATAGTTTAAATTCTACTTCCATAACCACTATTGCTTTTCTGTTTAAAGTATAGAATAATATTATAGTTAGTTCGGAGAGTGGTATCATCGAGCGAGTGGGTTACGAGTAAAGTCGGCTCACTTTTTCATTTATGGACGCTTTCTTTTAGCCTTAAGCCTTTCATAGCTATCAGCCAAGTCTGCATTCTCCATGTATCTTTTCTCATTAGATGTAATGATTTTCTCTAGCTGCTCCATAGTACTAGACTTATCTTCTGCTTTCTTAAATAGGAATCCTACTAACTTATCTAGTATCTTCCATAAGACTGGTTGCATCATCTTCTCACCTCATCATATCCAAGAGTCGTATATCTAAATGCTTCCTTACTTGTATAGAAGTCATAGACACACTTATTGATTCTAGTCTTCACATACCAAAGTCCATCTCTGTATTCTGGCTTGGGACAATCCCCTTCCCATCCAACATCAACTTGCTTAGAGAATCTAATTCCTTGGACCAAACCAAACTTGGAGTGACACACGCTAGAACCCTTGTGTGCTTTGCCTCCTCCATTGCATGTGACGTTTGCAGTAAGGGTAAGCTCAGGGTCGTACTTAAAATCAAGGAATCCAAAACTAAAGCTCCCATCGTTGTAGTATACCCTAATAGTCATAGGGCAATACCTTTGCTCTAATCCACGCTCAGGGCTATATGTATACTCATAAGATGAATCATCTTTATCTTTTAATACAACGTGCCTATGACATGTAGTGATAGAAATAAATTTAGTATTTCTTTGTCATTGAACTCAATATTGAGCCGATTGGATTTAACATCAACTACGCCAGTACCCATGTGAGTGATGCCATCTACGTGCATCCATAGGTCATGCTTAAATATGCTATCAACACTGCCAACTTTACGCTGTGCGGTAACATTGCAACCAGCTAGAATCATTAACAAAAATAGTAATTTCATTTGTATACCGTATCTTTTAATCGTTTAACATCTTCTTCGATAGTTTCAACTTTAGATCTTGTAACGGCATCATTGGTAACTAGCAATTCAACAGAGGTGTTAAGTTTATCAACTGATGATGCTAATGTCTTAAGGCTGTCAGTAGACTTCTTGATAAAAAAGATCATCATAAAAAAGACAGGACCATAACCGCCATGTTCTGCAACTTGCTTTAGTAGCCATTCTTCCATGTGGTATCCTCAAAAAAAGGGGGAACAAATCCCCCATAGATTAGCTAAATCTTTTGTCTAGTCCTGCAACTACAGCAATAGTAGCGCCAACAGGTCTTGTCTTAAACTCAGTACCTAGAGCATCGTAGCCTTTGATAGCTTCCATTAACTCTTTGTGAGCTTGAAGAACAGTACCGACATAATCAGCAGCATCTTCGTCATCTTCAGCAAGCTCTAATACCTTCTCTAAAGCCAAGCCAATGTCTCTAGCTTCTTTAGGAACTTCCATCTTCAATTCAACTAACTCAATCTCTGTTTCTTTTGGGTCGATCATAACATCTCCTTCATTTAGATCATGGTTCATTATATACTTTTTCTGGTTTTTTTTCATCCATTCGGAATAGTTATAACCAGCAAACGCATTATGCTTAGGTGGATCATCAAGCTGGTGTACTCTCTGCCCACTCTTAACATTTTTTAATGGCACACCTGTAATTAACTCAAAGCTCTCCTGAAGTTCTTTTATAACAAGATCATGCAGGAACTTTTGAATACTACAGTTTTTCTTTTTTAGTAATAATCTCATTGCCTTATCGTGATATATACTAAGAAAAACATTGTGTCTTTTACCTTTGTAAATCCTAGACGAGATCTGCATATAACTCTGAGAACTCCCCATCAACATACTTAACCAAGACTTCATCCATAGGTAAATCCATAACCTTACTGAACTCTTTACACATAACGTTAACAGTCTTGCCATCTACCTTCTGTATCTTCTGCTTCTGAGTTAGATTAGTAGCTGGAATTAAAATGATCTCCGCCTGTACTTCTTGGGCTTGTACCTCCGATACGCTGACTTCGCTAGCTTCGGTGTTCTCTTTGCTGGTGGTGACTGTACCTTCTGGAAGTTCTTTGCTTTCCTTGGTTTCCCCATCATTTCGCTCAACATCACCATCGGCCTTAAGGATTTCCCTAGCAAATAAGCCAGTAACCAAACCATTTTCTTTAACAAGATAATCTCCTAACCTTAGTATCTTTGTAGGTTCACCATAAACCTTTACACCTCTATTAAGATGAGGCTTAACATGATCTGCTTTAAACTCTTCTGGTACTACAAATGGTAAATATTCAATCTTAATCTTTTGCATTTTTGGATCCCTTCAACTGATCTGCAAGTTCAACTATACCTTCGGCCTGAAACTTCTGTAAGGCTTTTTGCTTATGAGCTTCTTTAAGTAACTTGATACAATTATTAAGTACCCAAGTATAAGCATAGTTAGTGCCAAACAACTCTTCAGCAAATCCAATCATCTCACTGAACTTATTGTCTGCATCCTTTATCTTATCCATAAAGGCTTTCTTATCTTTATTCTTACCTAGCATTATTACTCCAAAAAAATAGACTACCAATATTTTATCAGTAGCCTATAATTTTTCAATACAATTCAGAAACTATCTAGGGAACTTTTCAAAAGCATCCGTCAACAATCCATTAACCAAAGTATTAAGTGAAGTTAAATCAATCCCATCAATGTTATTAGCTATGCCAAACAAGACTTGCTGTGCAGGAACTAAGGCCCCATCAGATAGTCTTTGAAGGAATGGATCATAAGCAGGCCATATAGTTGAGTGATTACTTGGTGTCCATGAACCAGCGTTCTTAGCTGACCATGCCGTAATAGCTTGTCTGATCTGTCTACCAATGTTCTTGTCATTAGTTGTGAATCTCTCATAAGCAGTTACAAACTCATCATCAGGTACAGCAGAGTAATCATTAAACGCAACAGAGATAGCAGCGATCTCAGCTTCTTGCCTGTCAAAGTATTCAATCACATCAGAACCTTGTGGCTCATTAGACTTATCAATACTCATCTTGAGAAGGTGAACTGTGTCACCCCCAAAGACTGTACCGTTAGCAAACTCAACCGCATCACCATCACTTGTTTTATTTCTAACAATGTAATATTTCTTATCTAATCTCATGGACTTACCTTTCTACAAAATCTGATTCAGTACCGTTAGTTAATTCACCTGTGATTACAGACTTAATACCTGCTACTGCTGGATATGCTTGTTCACCGAATGGAAGGAAATCTACAACTTGATCATCGTAGAAACTCATACCACTAACATCTTGTGCTCCAAAGTATTCAGCTATAGCTTCTTGACCTAAGAACTCTGAAGTTACTACAAAGTTGTTAAGACCACCGTACCAGTAGTTCAATGCTCCTTGGTATGATGATGTTCCACCTTTACCAATTTGAAGCTCATCTACTACGTGACTTGAATTATTTTTATTGCTATTCAAAGTCATATTGGCGCGTCTTGTGCCATCCAAGTAGTATTCAAGCTTAGTGCCGTTACACTGAATATATATCTTTGAACCAGCTTGAGGAGCGTACCATGTGTTAGCTTGGCATACTGAATCAGGTCCCGTGAAGCAATAGATACCCCAGTTACTTCCACCTTTTCTCAATGTTATCGTGTTGTTACCTGACCTAGCAAGTACGATGAAAGAACTATCGTTAATCGTAGATACATCCTCTATCTCAACACCAATACCCCAATTACCTGTGTAGTTTAATACATCTCCTGAACCATCTAAATCTATGTAGTCATTAGTAGCATCAAGGGTAACATAGTGACTGTTAGCATAACTAGCTGTTGCAGCAGCCTCAGCACCAGAGGAGTTAGACAGTAAGAAGTCTGTTCTAAATCTGTCATTTATAAAACCCATTGAGCTTACGACAAAGTTATATGTATCTTTTGCATAACCAGTAGACGTTGATAAACCAGCATGTAAAACTTCTTCAGCCTGATCTTGTGGACCTACACTTGTACTGTTGTCTTTGAATAACTGAATCCTTGGCAATGTAGGAAATACAGTAGGCTCATTGGCACCGTAGTATAACAATACTCTTTGACCAATATGAGCTGAGTGATCAGAGTTAGTGTGATAGTTAATTCTTGATCTGTACCAAGCTGCATGATCTTGACCACCACCTAAAGGCTTAGTGTATATAGTAAAGTAAGGAAGCTCTGTAGCTGACCTTAGAGTAACTACTGCATACTGATACTTTAAAGAAGCTACCGTCATACTGTTAGTTGGGTTTAAGTTACGTACATACTTCCAGTAAATCTTATCAGTAAGATTATCACTGTTCTTGAACTGCCAACCAGATACGATACCTAGAGGATCAGACTTACCTTTAGTCTCATCACCGTAAACAAGAATGTTAGAGTCTAGCAAACTCGTAGTATTCTCATACACTCTAGCGTCAATAATGTCTTGAATATTGTCCGTTGTTTCTTTAATTGTAACTATTTGCTCTTGGGTAAGGGTAGAGTAAACTACCTGTTGCTTACCACCAGAGGGAGCACCATCTCCTTTTAATACTAATTCACCAGCCATCTAATCACCTCCTTCAGTTGTATCTTCGATTAGAAAATTATTACCATCATTAAGTAAGTCTAAACCAAACGCCATGTATACATCACCATCTCCACCGTCACTTGGATAACCATAAGCTCCAATAAAAATTGCATTGATACCTTTTGTTACTGTCATACCATCCTCCTATTTAGAGTTAATGTAAACAGCTTGAGCAGACCAATCTAAACAAGTTATCTTTAGGAACCTATACTCAAAGTCTTTAATTGCAAAAGCACTACCTTGAGTCGCAGGATCCCATCCATTTGTGCCATCAACTACACCTACTTCTGTCCATAAAGAATTATCCTGAGCTTCAGTAACAGTCTCAGCATTACTTACAAACAACTGTAAAGGTGTTGTTCCTGAACACTGCAAACTAAAATGATTAGGAATCGCAAAAGCTTTATCACCAGTAGTAGAGTCTATTTTTCTAAAACCCATAAATAACCTCACTATATTAAATTATAACCATTGTAACATAGATAATAAGATAATTCATAATAGCTAATCGGAAGATGGAAGGGCATGTATTCTGAAATTATTTAAACCGGTTAAAGACGTTGGTGTGTATATTGTATCGTTGGGATTAGAGTTATAACAAATCTTGTCATAAATCTTTTTGAACTTAAAACCCATAGGGCTTATAAGGGTATACCCTAATGCTAGAGCAATGAGAGCTTGATCTGAGGAAACAACATCACCAGTTTCTAAGTCATAAACATTCAATACATCATGCTTAGAGTTCTCACCAGCGGTTGCTTTCTTTGCAAAGAACAAAGATTGATTGATAGCTCTAATGTCTCCCTTAAGGGACTGGAAGGAAATATTTAATCGCTTGGCTATGTCATGAACAGGCACACATTCGGCCATCATCTCTGCAACCTTCTGTCTTCTCTGCTTCACTTTATAACTCATGCGTTCCTTAACATCTTTTCTAATTTAGTTTCACAGTGGAGGATCGTAGGTACTATCTCATCTTGTCCATAATACCTAGCCTTAGCTTCCTTAAATCTTCCACGTTTCTTAATTGATATAACACCATGATTCTTCTCAGGATTCCAGCTAAGTGATATGTCCTTACCTGATTCCAATAGCTCCTGAATCTTTTGAGTTATCTTCATAAAAACCATTCCCATATAATACAAGTTATCGCTGCACTACTTATCGTTAGTATCTCGAATATCATGGTCAAGCTCCTCCTTAAGTTGATTAAGAGCCATAAACAAGTTATCCACTAACTCTAGCTCCGCCGTCCTAGCATAGTTTTTACCTTCTACTATTCTACCTAACTTAAGCTGGTACTTACCATTCGTAATATTATCCATTGAGACACTATAGCCACTAGCTATCATTCCCTTAAGTAGTCCCATTTAGAACCTCAAACAATTTATCTATAGTTTCTTCTTTAGGTAAAGGCTTAGTACCTTGAGAAGTATAATCTAAGTCACCTTCTAAGTTAAAGAAATCCTTAAGGTAATTCCATTTTGTTTTTCTTTTATCATCTAGGCTATTGTATAGATCATGCACCATCCATGCTGACTTAGAACTCCATATCTCATAGTTGTGCACAGAGTTCCTTACACCACCATCACTAGCAAAAAGATAAATTGCCATGCTCAGTCTCGAGAAGCTTATAGCCAACCTTAGTAACAGTCACATACTTCTTACGCCAAGCACATTCAGGATCACGCACATAAAGAACGTCACCAACCTCTACAGTCTTGTAACCATCTTGCAACTTCATCAAAAGGAAATGATGCTTCTGACCTTTCTTCCTTCCTGCTGGCATTAATTACTCCTCTTAAGCCTAGATAAATAATCTAAATTAAAAGTATCTCCATACTCCTCAAGAGTAGAACCGTCACGAACCCAGCACAAAGCCTCGCTACCCTTAACATCAACTACATGTATCAAGTCCTGACCACTAGCAAATACTTGACCACCTTCAACTTTAGGTCTATCTACAGCAATTGCTGTAATCATGTGCCTATCTACAGCAGCTATCCATCTCTTATCACTAGTCTCTAACCTAATGCGGTCTGTTCCAGTAGCACTAACCACACCAGACAATACAATATGGACAGAATCACCAACACTAAGATCATCAACAACTTCTTCAGCAGGAGCATACTTCTCTCCATCTAACTTTAAACCATCCATAAGCTCTCTTTCCTCTAGTTTACACGCTAAACAGGTACAAATACCTGCATCTTCCATCAATATTTCACCTGTATTTTGATCGAATATAACGTCCATTTAACCCTCTTTATCCCCAGTATCAGGGTCTTTTCCTACAACAATTAGCCTACAGGACTTGCAACACCACTCATGATTGTACTTAGAGAACCTTACATCCTCTTCAGAGCCACATATCCCACACTCATTAACCATTATATCACCCTTAAGATAAAGTAATGCCGACCAAAGAACTAGAAGAAGGTACAGATAAATATTCAAAGGCCGGCATATATATATTTTAAATGATTACTCTCACTCACTCAACGGTTTTTTTCTTATAGGTTTTCTTTATTAACTTACGGAACTCAGGCATCGACATTGTTAAACTTCCACCCGGGTCCTGCTTCCTACCAACAGCAACCTCATCGTGACCAAGCACATTATCAAATGAGAAGTCAATATACTTGTCTTTCATGTAATGACATAGGCCCACTAAGCTATCAATCTGCTCCTGAGTAAATGCTTCATAGTAACCACCTACTATATTGTCCTCATCTCTCCAACCAACAACCCTGTCTGATGGAATCTCCTTATCAAACCAAGTGTAAAACTTACCATCACGCTTCTCTAACTTACCACTGTTGATTACTTCTATTCCAACATGATCGTAATGATGCTTACTTCCACAGTGATAACCATGTTCCCAAAAGCTAAGTTTAGCATTAGGGTAGTACACATCTCCATTCTCTTCCATGGACATGTACTTATATCCATTCTTCTGTCCTAGTTTCAACACAGGGATACTATTGATCCTATCGTCTGTCCATCCACTATGATAATGAATAATCAAACCTTTAGGTGCAGCTCTCCACCTTGTCTTCATCTCAACACCACTGGCTATAAACTTAGGCGACGGATATTCTACAACTTCTTCCAAAGTTACCTTGTACTTCTTACCACCAACTTCAATTACATTACTCATCGGAAACTCCTTATATAAAAAAAGCCCCCTCAGACGATAAGGGAGCAAGTTGTAATAGCTTGAGGTACGGAATTGCACCGCCTTAGATTCTCGAGAATATTTGTGTCTACACTTACTCAAGCATTACGGGTGAGAATAGCTCAGGACTAGTATGTGAACCAATCTCATTATCAATATAAACAACATGACAACACATGTCTACGATATATTTTTTGCATGGTCTTGGATCCGGAAACCATGCATTTTTGACTACCTATACAAAACCTAAAATACATGATACTTATTAAAAGCCCCTCGGCGATTGAGACACTAGGATTTCCTATTCCTAAATCTCCTATTAGACTCACGCAATGAATACAGCAAATAGTAATCATCCTGATCCATCCACTCCGTATCACGTACTATCTTCTCAAACCCGCGGTTAGCTATGTCAGAAACAGGAGCATGACACTTTTCTATCTCTTCCTCTAAATGCCTGATATAGTCTTTCTTAGCTGCAAGTTCTTCCTTAAGATCGCTATACATTTCCTGAATCTTACGACGCATATCCTTTTCACCAGACACCATCTCTTGATACATCTCTAAAGGAACATAACCAGTCTTATCCATTACCAACCTCATACTTCTTAGCGTGACCATTAAACATAGCAGCTATATGCTTCTTCGCATCAATCACATGATCGTCAAAAGTAGGCTTAAACTCACAACCCCAATTCCTATTACCATAACGAAACTCGAAACCATACTCGCTAGCATTAGGCACAGCACCTTGTATATCAATCTTAGCATCAGTACGGAATACCTTAACACTAAAACCTAACTGCTCTAATATATCCTTACTTGACTTCAGATTAGTCTTCTCAACCTCAGCAACCAAAGCCACGTAATCTTCCTGAGTCACAACCACAGCACCAATTAAATCAGCTAAGAACCTAATGTAACTCTCACGGTAAATATAAACACATACACCAATAACAACTAAAAAAAGAAATATGAAAATTCCCATTTCATCTCCTCTTATGCACTAAACAATAACGCTATAATCGCTACAACAATCACACAAACACCTACAAACTCTCCCATAGGCATCACACTTAACTCTTGAATTAACTCGTTCATACTAACTCTCCCTTCCTTCTAATTAACTTAACCTCACTACTCTTCACAATATAATGATTGTTACTAGAAAAATGAAGTACACTAGTGTCACAGTCCTTATCCAAACGTAACAAACCTGTAACCTCTACCACACAACCCTCACTATACCTATTGTAACCATACTCTTTAATTACCCAATTCCAATATAACCAACTTATTGCACGCTTTAACATCTACCTAAACTCCTCTGG